TGCCATCTAAATAAAGTTATGACTTACCATACTATGTATATGGCTTATAAAGGAAAATTTAAACCAAAACATATAAAAAAGTATAAAGGCGACCCCACTCAGATCATTTATCGTTCTCTCTGGGAGAAAAAGTTCATGGAATATTGTGATTTAACAGAAAATATAAGTCAATGGCAATCAGAGGAATTTTTCATACCGTATAAAAATCCTCTAGATAGAAAGATACATAGATATTTTCCTGATTTCTTTATTAAATATCAAGATACAAATGGTAAAAAGAGGTCTGTAGTGATTGAAGTTAAACCAAAGAAACAATGTAAAGCTCCACCAAAGAATCCAAAGAGGAGAACTAAGGCATGGGCTCATGATGTACAGACATGGGTTATTAATCAAGCGAAGTGGGAAGCAGCAGAACAATACTGTGCTGATAGAAAGTATGAATTTAAGATCATGACCGAAGACGATTTAGGTATTTCACATGATCGCAGAAGATATTAAAGAACAAGCTCTCGGTAGTAGAAGAAATGGTGCATGGTATATTAATGCACTATCTAATGCTTTGTCAGAGGTGCAGAATATAGATGTCAGTACACAAGATACTGGAGGAATATCTGTTGGTGATTTATTTTTCTTCTCATACAGTCCATCTTTCCCAGAAAGATACGAGTTTTGGGATACTCAACCACTCGCAGTAGCACTGAAATTCTATCGAGATGGGTTTCTTGGATGCAATTTACACTATGTAAATACAGATTATCGTGATTCTGTTGCAGCGAGCTTACTAAATAGCGGTGGCGGGGCATCTGTGCCTAAAAATACTATACACAAATATCTGTATTCTGGTATAGGAAACTTACAAAAAGTTCCAAGATCAGAAGATTGGGGGGAAATTTCTAAATTCCCTACAGAACAATTCATACAACAAAATGGTATGAGATATCCAAAGACAAGAGCTTTTAACTGGAAGAAATGACATTTGAAAACAGCGTATCCGAATATGGGGTAGAAATACCAACTGATACTGTCATTAGGCAAACAGTACCTTCAACTTCCCAAAATGGAAACAAAGGGAGGGTGCAAGAATATAAAACTTTCTACAAAGATGGAGATACAAAGATATATCCTGTTGACAGTAATGGAAAAGTATTACCAGAAGCAAAACCAATATATTCAAATGGAGTCTGGGATAAAAATGAAGTATCAGCACCAATAGACAATAGTAGAGGCAGGCAAACAAATGTAACTATAGATGGATTACAAGCAAAGACAGGAGTGTTCCCACCATCTACAGCTGAAAGCACAATATATACGGGCGTTGTAAACCAACAACTCAAAGATTCAACATTAAATCATGCCAATGCAGTTGGTGATCCTGTGCCATCATATACAAAAATATCAGAATATTCAACTGAAATACAGAGAGAAATAGCTCGACTTGAAGCAGAGTTGGATCAAGCAACAGATAATAGAAGGAAAAACAATTTAGATTTCAAGATTAAGAGTCTACAAGCAAAATTAGATTCAGAAAATGATCTAGAATTACCCACTGGTGCAACTAGTGCTTTAGTAAAAGGTGCAGAGAATTATGATAATGAAGAAGATATAATGTTCTACACTACTGTAAAATATCCAATGGATATGTCTGATCAACAGGATCGTTTTTCTATAACATGTTATTCATATCAGGCTCCTTACGCTACTGCAACTGCTCCTGATAACATAGCATCAGCATATGGAGCTCAAAGATCATCACCATATAGAAAGAAGTTAGGTGCTGGTCTCATGTTGCCTATGCCTAATAATATGATAGATGGTAATGCAAGAAAATGGGAAGAAGATAATATAAACAACCAGGCATTAGATGCTGTAAGAGCGTCTATGAGTAATGGTATGTCACAAATCATAGCGGGTAAACTTGGACTCGGTGGATTCCAGGCATTCCTCAAAGATACTATGGCAACTCTTAGAAGTGCAACTCAACAGTCTGGTAGACAAGAATTATTCGCAAACGAGATCAGTCAATTAGTTGGTGATATGGGATATGATGTAAGTGCAGATACTATACTCAGTAGAACTGCTGGTGTGATTGCCAATGCAAATACAGAATTACTCTTTGCTGGTGTGTCCTTACGATCATTTGAATTTAACTGGTTGATGAGTCCAAGAGATATAAGAGAAGCAGCACAGGTAAGAATGATAATTCGTGCTTTAAAACAATGGTCTGCTCCTAGAAAATTAAAGAAACTCTTGTCGGGAAAAGATGGTGCAGATGCAGCTGGAACTGGACAGGCTGGTGGTCCTACTTACTTCTTGGGAACTCCAAACATATTCAGACTAAGATATCTTACTGCTGGTAATAAAGATATTCTTGGTGTCAATAAATTTAAACCATGTGCTTTAACTGACATAAACCTTAACTACACTCCAGAGGGAATGTGGATGGCATATCAGGGTGGTCAACCTGTCGCTGTGCAGATGTCACTCAAATTTAATGAATTAGAACCTATATACAACACAGATTATAGTCCTAATATAGCACCAGGCAGGGCATTTGATAAGAGTGATAGTAATTCAAAAGGAGATTTGATGCCTATAAGTATTATAAAACAGGATTCACCTTACACAGCTGACGTAGGATACTAAAATGCAAGGATATTTTTCTTATCTACCAAATATAAATTACGTTTCTAGATCTACCGATAGAAGTTCTAATGATGAATTTATAGAAGTTAAAAACATTTTTAGAAGAGCTAAGATCCGTGATGACATGATGAATGTTGTCACAGGTTTTGATGACTATACAATCATAGGTGATGGAAGGCCAGAACAAGTTGCACAGAAATTGTATGGGGATCCTAGATTTGATTGGGTTGTATTGATAGCAAATAATATTACAAAGATAAGAGATCAATGGCCTCTCACCGAAAATGATTTTAGAAATTATCTTCTTGACAAATATGGTAGTGACGAAAAATTAGCAGAGATACATCACTATGAAACTAAAAGATTAGTAGATGATAATGGTAGACTAGTTGTGCCCAGAGGATTAAGAGTTGATTCTAATTTCAACATGAGTTATTTGGAAAGAAACGCTATAAGAGAGACAACAGTTTCATATAGTGGCATATCTTTAAATGATACATCAACAATTGATAATGCTGGAACTGTTAAAGATGCTAATGGTAATATTATCATTCACAATAATATCTTCCCTGTATCAAATTATGATTATGAATTAGATATAAATGATGCCAAAAGAAGAATACAAGTCATAAGACCAATATTTCTAGATCGTGTAGTATCAGATATGCAAGAAGCGATGAAGTATAAAAAGTCATCACAATATGTCAATAAGAAACTTAAAAATGCAGACAACCCCAGACTAAGGGGAGGCTAAAAAAAAGGGGTCGTAAGACCCCTTTCTTATTGTTTACTCTTCTGCGAGTTTCTGGAAGTAACTTAGTGCGTCATCTTCCTCCTCGTCCGTTGCAGATGCCGTTGCAGCTGCGGAAAGATTAGCAAGTTCTTCATCTACAGTACCACCTTTACCTTCACTCAAATCTTCTAGATCTTCATCAGCGACTCTTCGTGTAGGAGTGACTACTTGTTTAGTTCCAAGAACTGTATCTAAACGTGACTTAAGTTGTTCATATGTCTTGAACTGATCAGGAGCAGTGAACTCACTGAGGTCATAGATCGTATCGTAGATCTTTTCTAACTCAGCATCATCATCTAGAAGTGCTCCTACCTTACCAAACTCTGAACTATCATAGTTCCAGAATCCAGCAACCTGCTTTATCTTCAACTTGAAGTTAGCACCTTGCCAAAAATCAAATGGATTGATTGCTTCTTCATCATCGAACTCAGGTTGCATTGAAGCAGTAATCTTATCAAAGATTTTCTTACCAAACTTGTATAGTTTGACTTGTCCTTCATTCTCAGGATTTGTAGAATCCTTTACAACATAGACGTTTGCATAGTAAGAAAGCTTACGCTTTTGTTTACGAGCAATGTCTTTGTCAGATTCTCTACCACTGTTCCAGAGACTTCTGTTGAGTTCTCCTACAGGATCATCCTTACCAATAGTGGTTAAACTATTCTCAATATACCAACCGCCTGTTCCTTGGAAAGCGTGACTCCAAACTTGAGTCCATGGCAGTTCACAATTAGCATGTGCAGGGAGGAATCGAATAACTG